AATCATCACTCCAACCGTAGTCAATAAAATCAGAATACATTTGTTCTACCAGTGATGTGGTTGGAACAAGTATTAATATTTTTTGTTCTCCCAGTAAGATGTCGTAGTATCTTACCAGTGCATAGATGATTAACGATTTACCAGAAGCGGTAGGGCTAAGAAATAAACCACGATGTTTTCGTATTGCTGAATGTACGGCATCAATCTGATAATCACGAAGTTCCAAAAGTTTTCCGTTGGAAGTGGGTCTGAGAGATTTGATAAAGTTCTCTGTTGTATCTTTCTGTAAACTGAGCTTCTCATCTTTTAAGTTATCCTCTATTATATATTGTATTTCGTTAGTGTCGCAGAACTGTTGTATATAACTTAACAGTCCAACATAAATTTTTCCTGTCTGTGCAGAGAACAATCGTATCTTACCATCCCAGACTTTGTTACGATATGCGGGCATAAACCGAGCGCCTGGCACTTCAAACGTAAAATAATCTGACAGTTCTCTTGCGAGTCCAGAGTTAGTTTCAACTTTTAAATATACTTCATTGAGTTTAGATATGTGCATTTTGCAAAGTGTTTGGCTCACCGTAATCACCTCTGATGATTACGTTCCATGATATACTGACTCTTTCATCATCCGTGGGTGGAACCCAGTGCATCAACCAAGATGGAAATATAAAACCCTTACCCTCAACAGAATCAAATTGAATCATACTAGAGTTATTCCAGTTTGGAGTATTTCTTGGTTTGAATACTGATGCCTGTGGTCTAGGATCAAAAAATTGTATGGGTGAAGTTGTATCAGATGATCTCAGGTAATAGACACCTGAGAATATATTATTTGAATGTGTATGGGGTGGATGACTTTCTTTTCTTCGTAATGTGTTAGCCCACATATTTGTTATCTCAACCTTTTCATATTCATATTGATTTAATCGTATTATTTCTTTGGTGTACTCTATAACTTTATTTGAAAAGGAAATGAACGCAAGATGATTTTGTAAATTATCATTATTATCCTCATTTTCAAAATCAACAATATTTAACATTTTTAAATGATTGGCTTTATCAACACCATTGAACTCATATATCATTGTTGGAAAACAACTGTATGATTTTACATTAACCATGATACCACACTCCATCTTGTTCCGTATTCTACTTTATTTACTTTATGTGGAAACATAAAATTAGACGGAAAAATAATTGCAGAACCTTTTTCAGTTTGATACTCATTATCTGCAACCACAAATTCACCACCCTCATAATCCTCATTCAAGAAAAGTAAAACTGACAGATGTGGATATCCATATTGTTGGCCATGTGAGTGATGTATGTTATCTATATGTTCTGACATGAATCCTCCACTATTGTATCGGTTTACTCTGAAGTCTGTAAGTCTGGTACAGTTGACATTGTGAACTTTATTGTATATGTCAAGAACTTTTAATGTGAGTTCTCTCATTTCCTCATAAAATTTATCTTCACCAAACCTAAACCACACATCGTCCATATATACCCTCTCAGAACTCCTAGAACTCTCTCCACTGTGCGTAGAGTATGTAGAGGGTGTCATAGTCTTACTATTCACTGTGTAATTTATAATATCATCGCAAAGGTTATCAGGCACTACGTTTTCGTAGTAACCAATCCACTTACCAAGAAAAACATTCATAACATTCCAGATTCAAACTGTCTCCAACTAATTGCATTTTTAATATCCCAGCCTCGACTGTTGATAGATTTTAAAACACCATCAAGGTATTTTACCACAGTCTCTAGGTATGAAATCTTGTGTTCTATTTTAATTATATCCTCATCAGATTCTATGTAAATGTTTAAATCTGTTTTGAGAACTTTTAAATCAAATGGTTTGGTTGCATAAACTTTTGCGTCAGATTTACCACCATAGTATTCCCACTTCTCACGATACAAAACTTTGTAGTCACCCTTTGCACGATACAGTAAAAGTTCAAAGTTTGTTTTGTGATCTAGATACTTTGAGTAAAGTTCTTGGTTTTTAAAAGATTCGTTGTCTAGTCGTTCATCATTAAGTATTGCCAAGTCGTTTTTGACTTGTTCCTTCAAATCATCAAGTGTCATAATATCTCCGTTATAGAGTTACAATATCATAAATCTTGTAACTAAAATCTGCTGTTACACTTATATATTCAACATCTGAAACTGCTTGTGTAAAGTCTATAGCCCCAAGTGCAACAGGATATAAATCTTGAAAACGTATCTCCACCACTGGATTATTTTTATTGGTGAGTGTGGTTAGAATTGCATCTCCAAACATTGCTCTTGAAGTTGTTGCTGGTTTAACATCACCAATATCATCACTTATCCCTTGAGTTGCGACTGGTGTGCTGGAAGTTGATGATCTAAAATTAGAGAACTGATTTCTATTTTTAGGAAATCCTATTCCAATTAACCAGTTGTGCAGTTCAATATAATTTTCTAAGTGTTCATCAACAACAAAAGTTATACTAAGATTATCATAGGTGAGGGTATCACCCATAACTGGTATACTTTTAAATGGTGTTGGAAAAATTGCTTCACCCAAACTTATTGCTGGTACATTTGCAGCTGTGCAATAAAACTCAACCTTTGGTAGTTGATGAATGTTAAACTTGAACTGTGTCGGACTCAGATAATCTAACTTATCTGGTTGTCGAGCAAGTGGTGATGTTGATGTTGCCATACTATTATTTATAATAAAAAGGGAGGGGGGTTAATCCCTCCCCAACACTCTACAGTATTTTAGCTAGACCATTTTTGACCACGATAAATTCCTTCTCGTTGTCTTTGGTTTAACTCTACTTGTGTTTCATTATATTTTACGCCCCTGTAAATAAAGTTACCTTGCAAAGCATTGTCCTTTACATTTTTTGGGGAGTATTCAACGCCACGATAAAAGTTAGCCATAATCATCTCCTTTTTAGTTGAGATGCGTTCCTTCAGCGTACTACACTTACTTCCGTTCACAATTAAGTGAATGAACGATGTTGTAGTCTTTTTACCCATGACTTATGGAGCATCGAATGATGCACCATTATTTATACAAAAAAAAAGGGGTCAAATGACCCCTTTTTATGGTTGGTTATCCAACTCTTATTATTACATAAGGTTAGTAACTTTCACTCTACGATAGTATTTGTTAGTGTTAGCAGTAATACTAATCGCACCTTCAGCAGTTGCAGCAACCGTTCCAGTGTGGAAAGGATTAGCAGCAATACCGTATCGAGTTTTAAACCCAATCTTAGGTTGGAAAGTTTGCTCACCCACCGCACGAACCATTTGTAGAGGAACGTATGGGCAGTAGAACAATCCAGCGTCATAAGGTGAAGTACCTTTGTAACCCACAATGTAGTATTGTGATGCAGCTACGTTAGCGGCATAAGGGTCAACATATACTCTGTATCGTCCGTTAAGAACACCAGCAAAAGTAGTTGTTGTATCATCAACATTTAAGTTAGATGATAAAGCAGGGGTGTAATCAAGAACACCTGCCATTTGAAGTGCAGAAGCAACATCAGCAGAACAGATTATCAAGTTACCTTTCCCTCTACGAGTTTGTTGACCGATTGCGTTAGCATCTCGTTCAATCGCAAAGAGAAGTCCCTTAAATTTTTCAACAGACCATCGACCGTTTGAATCAGTATCTAAGTCAAAGATACCAGCAGTCGTTGAGTTGACTTGAGAACCAGCAACTGAAGTAACATAAATGTTACGAACAACTTCTCTGTTGATTTCTGCAAGTATTTCAGCAGACAGAATGTTTGCAAGTTCTGTTTCTGCATCAAGACCATGAATTGCTTTAAGGTCTTGTGCAAGTTCCATTGAGTATTCAGCTTTAAGAGCTCTTGTTACCGCAGTAACCGTATGCTTCTCAATACTGAACGCCATTTCTGCGAATACGTTAGTGCTTGTATTATCACCTAATGCTTCACCTTGAGCAGTAGTCATACCTGTTGCACTGGTGTATGTTCCAGCAGAAGGACTATCGTTTAGAACAGCAGGGTTAGTTTCTGTAGAACCAATGTCAGTACCACCAATTGTACTAGCAGCGTTCTGGTTAGAAATGTCAGGAAATGCTTCGTCAGCAAGCGCTTCTGCACCAGTTTGAGAACTGAAACGTGAACGCATTGCAAAGATAAGTCCTGTTGGGCCTGTCATTGGTTGAACACCGCAAATATCATATGCGATCAAGTTCGGCATTGAACGTCTGACCAGTGATATTAGAATTGGATCCCAATTATCAACTGATGCCCCTGTTGAGTTAGTTGGTGCAGCTTCATTAAGAAACGCACGATCTTCTCTGAGAGCCTTTTCTTGGTTCTCAAGAATTACTGTAGTGACTGCCCGCTTATAACTATCCTCGATCTTATCAAGATCGGGATGTTGAAGGACTGGCTGCCACTTTTCTTGTAGATGGTCTGTTTGAAACATTAGTTTCTCCTTTTTTAATTATTTCTACTTATTTATAAATTAACTTTTTTGCACTATCAACCATTAAGTGTTCTACCGATGGCAGCAGTATATGCGTCCATAGATGGAGACAGGTCAACGTCCTGTGCGGTGCCAGTTTCTACATCATCAACTGTTTCAGCCTCAGCAACGGATTGCTTAGGAAAATAGTTTTCTTTCAAAGTATCTAATTTTTCACGAAAAGATTCTTCGTCAGAGTAATCTACATCTTCTGTTAAAGACTTAAACTTTTCAACCTCAGTGTCAGCCAAATCTTCGGATACCTCAGACATGACTTGTTCCCTAACCAGTTTAGCATTGTTGTCTTTTAATGAAACATTCTTCTCGATAGTTTCACTAAGTTTGCCCTCTAGTTCAGAAATTTTTTCAGATTGTGCTTCCAGTATGTCATATTTTTCATCTGGAACATCAATGTAATGATCTTCAAACAACTGTTTCAAACCAGAAATAAAATCTTCTGCAATCTCACCTTTCAGTCCACGTTCAACTGCGATTTCATTTTCCTTCATCCATTCCTCAGTAACATAGTTGAGATAGGTATCAACTTTTTCAACCATCTCTTCTGTTGCTGATTCTACACTTTCATTTAGTTTACTTTCATATTCGTCCTCTAATCTTTCGATTTCTGTACGAACTTTAGATTTAACCGCAGCTTCAAATACCGTTGCAGCTTTACGTTTAAATTCTTCTGATAAGTCTCCTTCACCATTGACAAGAGCTTCAACGTGTTCTGAAACGTCTACCTCTTTGATTCTTCTTTCAATGGCTTCCATCTTATCTTTATCTTCTTCTTCTTCCTCATCGGGTTCATGTCCACCCTCGACCTTGGGCATCATCTTATTATACATATTCATGACTTCGTCTTTTTTCATTTTTTTCATTTTAGACATCATATCCATCATGGCATTGATTGCCTGCATCTTAGTCTTAGGTTCCATATCTTCATCTTTACCATGTCCGTTATGACCTTCAATTATCATATCTTCTGCCATGACTTTTTCTTCTATACCATGCTTGAATTGAACATCATACCATTCAACGTATCCGTTGTCATCAGGTATTGCGTGTGATCGAAGAATGGGTTTACCTTTACCCCACACTGGGTGTTCTACAACTGTTGCACAGTCATGGTCTTTAGAATGACAAAGTTTTCTGATTTCATCATCAGTGTAACCTTCGTTTGCAGCTAGTTTTTTCATTTTCTCAGGTTTTCCTTCACCCTTTTGTGCAGCATCACCACCAACTTCTTTTGCGGAAGCAGATGCTTTCTTTGAAGGTGCGTCTTTTTGCATAGGATCGGTTACTGCTTTACCCAAGTCTTGAACTTCACCATTTTTGGTTTTTTTCATTGGTTCAGCAGGAACAGCGCCTTTTGTAGGAGCATCGTGTGTGGCCTCTTCAAGTTCTGCTAGAACTTCAGCTTCAAGCTCCTCAATTGATTTATCTAATTCGTTATCCGCCATGGGGATTCTCCTTATGTACTCTTTGTTAAATATTATTTATAAATTATAACATTTTGAGGAATTTTGCAAACTCTAGTGCTTCTTGTTTAGATTTTCTAGAACGTGTCCTTTCCTCTATACGTTTTTTAGTGAGTGCAAGTTCTGCTTCAACAAGTGAACCATGATTCCAAACCCACTCCTTTCCTTCCATTATTCCCTCTACAAATGCGTTAGGAGCTGAGGGGTCTGCAACTATATCAGCCGCAGTCGCAAGATAAAAATCGTTCCTAACATAGTTTGCACCATTCTTTTGATCCAAACTTCCCATTCCTCTGGAGGATACCCCTAGTTTTGCACCCTCGTCCATCAAACTCTTTACTATTTCACCCATAGGTGTTTTCAGTATTTTTGCTTCACCGATGAAATTTTTTCCATCAGGATATAAATCAGTAATCAAATGCGATGCACGTTCTAGATTTACCGTTGGGCCATCTGGGTGTCCTAACTCACCAAACGCACGTTTCTCGTTGATATACTCTTTGTTATATCTCTTAACTTCTTTCTGCAATACTTCCATTGG